CTGAAGGGGACCGGGGGCCGCAGCCCCCGGAAACGGACGGCAGCTGGGCGGCCTGACATACTGAAAGGACTGATCACCATGACCTGATATATACCCACGGGATTACCTGCGCACTGGGCCGGTTTTTCGCGGGGCACCGCGTGAACAGCAACACCGGGACCTACGTGCTGTACGTGGGCGGCAACTACAACACCAACGCCAACTACGGCATGTTCTACTTCAACGCGAACAACGACGCGACCAACGCGAACGCGAACATCGGCTCCCGTCACCTTGTTTATAATCTTTGTTTCAACACTTTGCGCAGGTAAGGACCGCAGCACTGGCTGGAAATTCTACCGACAGGACGGGGCTTAGTAGGGCGGGACCGGGCGGCAGCCTGGTCCCGCTTCGGACAGTTCCGAGGTAAACAAGGAGGCATTCGGATCATGCCCAAACGAGTCGGCCATCTGTACGAAACGATGTGCGACAAAGACCAGATCCGGACCGCGATCAAGCGCGGCAGCGAGAAGAAGAAAAAGCGCCACGACGTCCGCCAGGTCATGAAGGACCCGGGGAAATACGTGGACAAGGTTTACGACCTGCTGATCAACGACAGCTACGTGCCGACGGTGCCGAAGGTGCGGCGGATCCGGGACACCAGCATCGGGAAGGACCGGGATCTGACCATCGTGCCCTTCTATCCGGACGGCATCATGCACCAGCTGGTGGTGATGGCCATGGAGCCGGTGATCATGCGGGGCATGTACCGGTGGAGCTGCGCCAGCATTCCCGGCCGCGGGAACAGCTGCGCCAGGAAGTACGTGCGGCGAGCGCTGGACAACGACCCCAGGGGCACGAAATACTGCGCCAAAATGGACATCCGCCACTATTATCCCAGCATGAACATCGACCAGCTGATGGGCGCGCTGCGGCGCAAGATCAAGGACGAGCGCTTCCTGGCGCTGGTGGAGCGCATCACGCGGTCCAACCCGCTGCCGGGCCTGGGCATCGGCTTTTATCCGAATCAATGGCTGGCCAACTACAACCTGGAGCCGGTGGACACCTTCATCCTGACGCTGGACGGCGTGAAATACTACGTCCGGAACATGGACGACATGGTGCTGCTGGGGCCAAACAAGAAGAAGCTGCACAAGGCCGTGCGGCTGATCGACCGGATGCTGCGGATCCGGCTGGGAGTGCACCTGAAGGACAACTGGCAGGTGTTCCAGGTGGATGCCCGCGGCATCGACTTTGTGGGCTACCGGTTTTATCACAGCCACACGAAGCTGCGCCGCCGGACCTTCCTGCGCTTCACCCGACAGTGCCGGAAGATCTACAAGCTGCAGCAGCGCGGCCGGGATCCCAGCTACAAGGCCGCGGCCGGCATATTGAGCCGGGCGGGCGGCCTGAAGCACTGCGACTGCGTGCAGGCGCGCCGGCGATACTTCGGCCCGCTGGACGTGCGGAAGATCAAAAACGTGGTGAGAGGGGCGGCGAAACGTGAGCCATTTACAGGTGATCGCCAGGCTGGAGGACATGCTGCGCATGGCGCTGGACATCGTGAACGCGCAGGCCCAGCTGCTGGAGCAGCACGGCATTGAGACCGAAAGCGGGCAACTGGAAGCAGCGGAGCAGCAGTTCCGGGAAGACATGGAAAAATGGTGTTAGGGAGGGGAAGCACATGACGGGCATTGACAAGCTGATCGCGGTGGCCGAAGCGGAAATCGGCTACCTGGAAAAAAAGAGCAACAAGGACCTGGACAGCAAGACGGCCAACGCCGGCAGCTCCAACTATACGAAGTACAACCGGGACATGAAAGCCTGGGCCAAGTCCGCCGGCATCAACGACCAATGGTGCCAGAATTTTGTGGACTGGTGCTTTGTGACGGCCTTCGGCCTGGAGCTGGCCAAGAAGCTGATCTACACCTTCACCAACTACACGCCGACGGGCAGCAGCGCCTTCAAGAAGAAGGGCCGCTACATCGGCCGCGGGAAGGGCAAGCCGAAGCGCGGCGACGTGATTTACTTCTACAGCAGCGCCAAGGGAAGGATCGGCCACGTGGGCATCGTGTACAAGGTCTCCGCCAGCACGGTGTACACCATCGAGGGCAACACGTCCGGAGCCAGCACTCTGGTGACGAACGGCGGCGGCGTCCGGAAGAAGTCTTACAGCCTGAAAAGCACCTACGTGGACGGCTACGGATCCGTGGACTACAGCGTGCTGGAGGGCGCGACCTACGACGGCCAGCCCGCGCCCAGCGCGCCGGTGCTGGGCGAGCGGATCCTGAAAAACTACACCGAAGGCCCGGACGTGAAGGAGCTGCAGCAGGCGCTGATCGGCCTGGGCTACAGCTGCGGGATCTACGGCGCGGACGGCGAGTACGGGGACTGCACGGAAATGGCCGTGCGGGCCTTCCAGGTGGCCCACCACTGCGAGGTGGACGGCGAATACGGCCCGGAAACCCACGCGGCCCTGGTGGCCATCCTGAACAGCGCGAAGCAGGAAGCGGAGGCGGACAAGGCCCGCTATGTGCAGATCGAAAAGGGCAAGAAGTGCTTCATCCGCATGGCCCCGAACACGGCGGCCAAGATCCTGGGCGTGGCCCACAGCGAGGACAAGCTGAAATACCAGGGCCAGACCTTTGAAAACGGCTGGCACCTGGTGGAGTACAAAAACCAGAACGCCTGCGTGTCCGGAAAGTACGGAAAGCTGGTGGAGTGATGGACACGACGACGCGGATCCTGGTGGCGGTGGCCAGGGCGGACCTGGCCATCACGACGCTGGGGCCGGTGATCCTGCGGGCAGCGTTCGGGGCCTTCCTGGCCACGTCGGTGTGGTGCCTGATTCGCAGAATCAGCCACCACAGTTTCCGGCGCGGCCGGAAACCCGGAAGCCGATAGGCTTCCGGCCTCGCTGCTGGCATTGATCATAAAAACAAAACGAGGGGGACAATGACATGGAAAAGGTATGGTCTGACGTGGTGAAATGGGTGGCGGCCGCAGCCGGCGTCCTGGTGGGATGCTGGGGCGGCTGGACGCCCGGCAGCAGGATCCTGGTGATCCTGATGATCGTGGACTACCTGACCGGCCTGGCGTGCGCGCTGACCGGCCACAGCACCAAGACGGAAACCGGGCACTTTTGGAGCCAGGCAGCCTTCCTGGGGCTTCTGAAGAAGGGCCTGATTATGGCCGTGATCCTGGTGGCCGCGCTGCTGGACAGCGCCCTGGGCGGCCCTGACAACAGCATGACCATGTTCCGGTCGGCGGCGGAGTTCTTCTACATTGCCAGCGAAGCGCTGAGCATCGTGGAAAACGCCGGCCTGATCGGGGTGCCGGTGCCCAGGCGGCTGAAGCAGGCCCTGGAGGCGCTGCGGGACAAGAACGACGGCCCGGACGATGAAAACGGCGCGGTGTAAGCGCCGCAAGCGGCGCTCGCCCTGAAGAAGGGCGGGCGCTATTTTTTGTAATTGACGAAAGGGGGGATCAGTGTGCCGAACAACAACGAGGGCATTAAAACGACCGTAGGCGTAAAGGGCGACAAAGAATACAAGGCCGCATTGCAGCAGATCAGCCGGCAGCTGACGGTGCTGAACACCGACATGAAGGCCAGCCAGAGCGCCTTCGGCAGCCAGGCCGAAACCATGGACGGGATGCACGACCGCCTGGAAAAGCTGAATGAGATCTACGAAGTGCAGGCCAAGAAGGTCGAGCTGATCCGGGAACAGCTGGAAAAAGCCAAGGCGGAATATGGCGACAACAGCGCCCAGGCGGACCAGCTGCAGATCGCGCTGAACCGGGCCACGGCCCAGATGAACGGGACGGCCAACCAGATCGAGCAGACGAAGGGCGGCCTGCAGACCCTGGCGGAAGCCCAGCAGCTGGCGGGGGAAGAAACCGACACTACCAACATGACGCTGAAGGAGGCGGAGCAGGTCCTGAAGGACGCCGGCAGCAGCGCGGAAGAAATGGCCGACGCATCGAACGACGCCGGCGACGCTGCCGGGGACATGGGCGGCGCGGCAGAGGACGCAGCGGACGGTACCAACAGCTTCAGGGACGCCCTGGAGGGCGCAGCCGAAGCCGCGGGCGGGACGTTTGCGGCCGGCGTGGAGGCCGTGCTGGGGGCCATGGCGGCCATCGGCGGGGCAGCGGTGACGGCCCTGAAGGAAGCCTTCGGCCTGGCCGTGGACGCCGGCAAGTACGCCGACGACCTGATGACGCTGTCCAGCCAGGTGGGCGTGGACACGGACAAGCTGCAGCAGTGGCAGTACGCCAGCAACTTCATCGACACCAGCGTGGACACGATCACCGGGAGTCTGACAAAGCTGACCAAGAACATGAACGAAGCCCAGAACGGCAGCGAAAGCGCCCAGGAGAAATTCGTGAAGCTGGGCGTCAGCTGGCGGGACTTCAACGGCAACCTGCGCGACAACGAGGACGTGTTCATGGACGCGATCGACGCCCTGGGCAAGATCGAAAACCCGGTGGAGCGCGACGCCCTGGCCATGGAGCTGTTCGGCAAGAGCGCCAAGGAGCTGAACCCCCTGATTGAAGCCGGCAGCCGGGCATGGCGGGACATGGGCAAGGAAGCCGAAGCCATGGGCACGGTGTTCAGCAAGGAAAACCTGGCCAAGATGGGCGCGTTCGACGACTCCATGCAGAAGTTCAAGGCCACGGGGACTGCGCTGAAGAACAGCATCGGCCTGGTGATGATCCCGGCCTTCCAGCCCCTGGTGGACGCGGCCAGCAGCAGCATGGGCGAGATCGCCAAGGCGCTGCAGAACGGCGTGAGCCCGCAGGAGCTGGAGGAGCTGCTGGACGAGCTGATCAACACGGCGATCGACGCCCTGGACGACGTGCTGGACATGGTGGAAAAGAGCCTGCCCACGGTCTCCAAGACGGTGACGCGGATGATCACGCACGTGGCTGAAGCCCTGCCGGGGCTGATGCACGTGCTGCTGCCTGGGGCCGTGGATCTGCTGCAGAACGTGCTGGACGCCGTGACCGAAAACGTGGAGCCGCTGGCTTCCCTGGCCACCGAGCTGGTGAAGAACGTGGCGGACTTCCTGATCGACAACCTGCCGGGGCTTTTGGACGCGGCCATCAAGCTGGTGGACGGCCTGGCGGACGGCATCATCGACGCGCTGCCGGAGCTGATCCCGGCGGCCATTGAAATGATCGTGAAGCTGGCGGAGGGCCTGATCCAGGGCATCCCGCGGCTGGTGGAAAAGCTGCCGGAGATCGTGACCGCCATTTGGGACGGCCTGAAGGCCACCGACTGGCCGGCGCTGGGCGGCGAGGTGCTGGACGCGATCCTGACGGGTCTGGGCACCATCGGCAAGGACATCATGGACCTGCTGGGCGTGCCGGAGGACATGCAGGAAACGATCACCGGGGCCTGGCAGTCCTTCGCGGAGCTGGTCAGCGGGGGCATCACGGGCGTGTTTGACGGCGTGGTGACCTTCCTGGGCGGTCTGTTCAACCCGCCCGACGAGGGCGAGCAGGCGGCCACCAGCGGGCTGTGGGGCACCTTCGCGGACCTGGTGGGCACTTCCATCACGGGGATCCTGGGCAGCGTGGTGGCCTTCTTCGGGGCGCTGTTCGATCCGCCGGCCGAAGGCGACCAAACCGCGACCAGCCAGGAGTGGGGCACCTTCGCGGAAACCGTGAAGGGCGCGCTGGAAACCGGGCTGAAGGGCGCGGCGGAGCTGGTCAGCGGGATCTTCACCGGCGGCAAGGCGGCCATTGAAGCCTTCCCCTGGGAAGACACGGGCACGAAGCTGGGCACCATGGCCGGGGCCTTCGCAGGCTTCGCAGCGGATGCGCTGAGCGGGATCTTCACCGCCGGCAGCGCTGCCATTGAAGCCTTCCCCTGGGAGGACGTGGGCACGAAGATCGGGGAGCTGGCCGGACAGCTGGCCGGCATCGCCCTGGACGCCCTGGAGCACGTGTTCGACGCCGGCAGCGCCGCCATTGAAGCCTTCCCCTGGGAAGACACGGGCACGAAGATCGGCACCCTGGCCGGGCAGCTGGCCGGCATCGAGCTGGACGCGCTGAGCGGCGTCTTCACCGCTGCGGACACGGCCATCAACGAGATCGACTGGACCGGCCTGGGCGAAAAGGTGGCCGTGCTGGTGGACGGCGTGACGGGGATCCCCCTGGACAGCCTGAGCGGGATCTTCACCGCAGCGCAAACCGCCAT